GGTCATTTGTGAAAATATTGTTTCTGCCCGATCCATGTCAATTCTACCAAGCAGTCCCCCTGTAAACAAATCACGCACAAAATCAGCAAAGAATAAATCTCGGAATCCTTGAATAAATCCTCTCTTGGTGGGAGATGATTCACCGGGACTAAGGAAGGGAACTTGTTCGGTAAAAACAGACTCCGCAGTTTTGTTTTGTTCATACTTTGCCACACTGTTTGTAACCAACGACTTGGGTGCGGGTAATGTAATCTGTGCCAATGAACTTCTGGCCTGTCCACCACCGACACCATATCCACCGAGTTGATCTCCAATGGCACCACCACCGGCAACTTTGTCTGCTCTTTTATTAGAGTATGGACGATGAGTAAAAGTCATCCAAGTAACAACTTCCTCCGCACCTAAACCAGTTTGTGGGAATTTATAAGTGGCCATTTATATCCTTTGCACCTAAATAGAGTATGGCATATAAAACAATGTATAAACCAGTAAATGAGTCTAAGTATGTAGGTGATCCAACAAACATTATTTGTAGATCCCTGTGGGAGAGAAAGGTATGTAAATACTTGGACACGAATAAAAACATAACAAAGTGGGGCAGTGAAGAACTTTCTATACCATACATTTCTCCGGTGGATCGTCGAAGACATTTATACTACCCAGATTTCATAGTGGAGGTCGTTCAAAAAGGTGGTGGACTAAGAACTAAAATTATTGAGGTTAAGCCTTTTAAACAGACACAAGAACCAATTCGTGGAAATAAAAGAAAAAGAACGTATCTCAACGAATGCACCACATATCTTGTAAATTCTGCCAAATGGGAGGCAGCAAGAAGTTTTTGCAAAAAAAAGGATTGGGATTTTGTCATAATGACTGAAAAGGAACTTTTCTAATGTCTAAAATTCCGGCTATGAATTTATCCTCAATAGAGGGCTATCGGGCAAAAATTAAAGCCCTCGGTGGACTTCAAAGAAGTCATAGGTTTGAAGTATTCATACAACAACCCGTAATTGGTGTTCTTACTTGGCCTCCAGTTACTATTAGTTTGCCCGGAAGAAGTTTTGATACTATTCCGGATGAATTATTAGCACAAGGAACAAATCCAAGAAATATTCCAATAAAAAGATCGTATGGTGGTGAGCCAAACGTTTTAATGACTTTTCCTATGGATCAACAATGGAAAGTTCGACAATTTTTTGAAAGATGGATGGACTTAAACTTAGCGATAACGAAGGAAGAGGGTAATATATCAGCGATATCAACGAGCACAGGTGCTTTGTCTAAAGGTCAACTTCCAGGCCGTCGTGGTAGTGAAGGATCATATGATCTTTTGACTGGAGATTGCACGGTATCGGTAAGATTTTTAGACAAACAAGACAAGGTTCGGTGGTCATTAAACTTAGTTGAACCATATTTATCAATGATTGTTCAAGATCAATATGGTGCAGAAAGTGTAAATGAGTTTGCAACGATGACGGTATCAATAGCATTCAAAGAGTATGTAACATGGGAACATGATAAACTTCAAACTGTTTCTGATTTAAATGAGGCAGCCATCACCGATGCCAGTAACTATTCAGGATGATATAAAAAGGATAAAATATGAGTATTATTGATTTAATAAAAACCACAACACCTAGGTATGAAACTTTTTTACCCTCAACTGGAGAAAAAACATTTTTTCGACCGTTTAACGTTAAAGAGCAAAAACATCTTCTGTTGGCTGAACAAGAAGAAAAAGAATCTGTTATTCTAAAGTCAATATGTGAGATAGTTGAAAAATGTGTAGATGAAGTTGAAACCGCTTCAATGTTAAGTGTGTCTGATTTAGAATATTTGTTTTGTAAAGTAAGGGCAAAATCAGTTTCAGAGGTAATACACCCAACATTTACTTGTCCTCACACAAATGAGCAAGTCAAAATTGAAGTTGATCTTAATGACATTGAGGTAAAAAGTTCCACGGATTCTGGTAAAAAAACGATACAGGTGAATGACAGTTTGTCGTTGACGTTAAGAAATCCCATAGTGTTAGATTATATCATATTGGGTGACGATGCAACAACAGATCAACTAGCAGCGTTTTGTATTGAAAATATAAAAACGTCAGACGAAGTTTTTGAGGGATCAGAAATATCAAAAGAAGAAAAAATAGAGATCATAGAAAATTTAACAGCAAAAACTTATGAAAAAATAGAGCAATTCATAAAAGATCAACCAAGAGTCACATCTGAGTGTCAATACAGAACATCAGACGGAAAAATCAGAGAGATAAACGTATCCGGATTCAAAGATTTTTTCGTGTAAGCCTTTCCCATGAGTCCTTGTTAACATATATCAATACTAATTTTCAAGTCGTAATAAATTTTGGAATAACGTTAACAGAACTAGAAAATATGATTCCTTGGGAGAGGCAAATCTACATAGAGTTGTTAAAGAAGCACGTCGAGGAAGAAAACAGAAAAATGAGAGAGAGAATGAATGCACAAAAAACAGGCATTTAATAAAATAATAAACAAAATAAATCCACAAGGAAGAAAAAGAAAACGAAAGAGTGGAAAGTTGTCTGTTTCTGCTTTCTCCTCTCAATTTATACCATTGAAAGAAGCGAAAACACCCGACTTAAAAAAACCAAACTCTGAAAACTTAGAGTTACTGGAATTATCAGAGAAACAAAAATACTTAGAGTCACTCATAAAGGGTATGCTCAATAAAAGGCCCTCTTTTTCAAGAAAAGAAAAAGTTAAAAATGAACTACATTTAGCGTCCGGTGTCCAGAGAAACATAAAACTGTCTCCCGGCAAAAATTCAAAAGTTAAAATTTTAACCAAGACGGCATTTCAAAAACTTTCAAACGAATTTAAAACTACATTTACTTCAGATGGTAAAACGAGATCCCCACACAAAGGGCAATTTTCAGGATTACAGACAAAAAGTGACAGCACAGTTAATTTTGAGAAATTTCCCAAAACAAATCTCATTAAATCTGAATTTACTGGATTAAACACTTCTGAGCCATTAAAAACACAACAAAGTGATTTAATTAAATCAAATCCCATTAAATCACGACATGGTAAATTAATTAAATCAAATCCCATTAAATCACGACATGGTAAATTAAGAAAATCAAATGTAATTAAAACACAGTTTAGTGGATTAAAAAAATCAAACGTAATTAAAACACAGTTTAGTGGATTAAAAAAATCAAACGTAATTAAAACACAGTTTAGTGGATTAAAAAAATCAAGTAAAATTAATGCAATGTTCAACGGACTTGATAAATCAGGTAACGCAAAAATTAAATTTAATGGATTAAGTAAATCAAAACCATTTAAAAAACGATTTGATGGATTTGATGCGTCTGAAAAACCAAATGTAGAATTTGTCCCTGCACTGAGAAAAGGTGGTTTGGTTAATCAACCAACTTTAGTTCTTGCCGGTGAGGCAGGGCCGGAGATGATACAACCTTTAAATTCAATTACAAACAGTCCACAATCTTCATATAACCAACCTACAAAATCTGTTAATCCGCAAGAGGTAATGTTGTCTAAAAATATGTCTCAACCACCACGAAACAATAAAAATTTAAATTCAGATAACTTTAAAATCAACTCCACACAAAACGAAGGAGATAATTTTAGCACCGCATCTGAAATCAACGTGAGTAAAGAGAATAACACCTTTGGATATTCACAGAACGAATTTCAAATGGGAATGCAAAAAAATCCAGTTAATTTGGAAATGCCAGAGCAGATGTCACAGAGAAGCGAGTTACAAGCGGCATCCGAGGCAGTGCAAACAGTTTCACCCCCTAAAAACATGGGTGGAGCAGGAAGAAATCAAGTTAGTCCTGCCCAGAAACAAACTCCAGGCTTAGGTTTACCTCTTACGACAAGTTCTGGATCATTTGCAAAAATAAAAATGGAACAACAATTTCTACCGAGATGGAGACAAACACTTGGATAAAAGAAAAGCCCCGCCGAAGCGGGGCTTTTTGATTTCATTCATCCTCAAAATGAAATCAGTCTTCGTTACCCAGACGTTGGAAGTATGACAAAGCGTCAGTCTCCTCACCCTCTGTCTCTCCGCTATCAGAGGAAGTCGTATCCTCCACAACAACATCCTCCACAGTCTTTTGACTCACGAAGTCAGATTCCGTCGCACGGATATCGTCACCGACAACCTCTTGCAACTTCTTCTTCAATTCATCGTAAGTCTTGAACTGATCTGGAGCAACGAACGCTTGAAGAGAGTGTTGTGTTTTCCACAACTCTTCAAGTTTAGTATCATCACCACCGAGCAACTCGGAAGATGATTCAAACTCAGACTTGTCATAGTTGATGTAACCACCAACCTTACGAACCTTCAACTTGAAGTTCGCACCAGCCCAGTAATCAAATGGGTTGATAGGATCTTCGTCATCAAACTCAGGCTGCATTGCTTCCTGAATCTTGTTAAAGATTTTCACACCATACTTGTAGAGGAACACTTTGCCCTCATTCTCAGGTGCGCCAGGATCCTTTAGAACAAGGATGTTTGAGATGTAAGACAACTTACGCTTACGATCCCTAGCGATGTCCTTGTCGGATTCAAGACCGCTGTTCCAGAGTTCTGAGTTCATCTCTGAAACTGGATCCTTTTCACCAATCGTGGTGCGAGAGTTTTCGATATACCAACGACCACCAACCTTGAACGCATGGGTGTAAAGTTTAGCCCAAGGCATATCTTCATTTTCCGGTGCCGGGAGGAACCGAAAAACAGCCATGCCGTTGCTTGCCTTGTCAAGTGTTGGTTTCCAGAAGCGATCATCCTGATAAGAATTTTTCTTCTCAGCACTCTCTAATTTCTTTGTCAGTTCGCTGATGCTACCGACAGACTTTCTTTTCATGTCTTTAAAACTCATAAATTTTCCTTTCCCGAGGATCTCCCTCGGCCTGATACTTTGTGGGAACTCCCCACTTCAAAATAAACTTGCTCCAACATTGGGCAAGCGATAGTTTAACTCAATTGCCTCGGATTGCAACTTCTCCTTGAGAGGTTTTGAAATCATTTTTCCCCCAACCTCTGGTGAGACGTTATGTTCTTCGCATATACATAAAACAGCGTCTAAATATGTTCCACCATTGTCGGTGACATATTTTTCAACTTGTTTGCAGAATTTTTCTTGTTCTTGTTCAATAAATACCATGACAGGATTATACAACCTTTCGAGGATAAGTCAACTCAAAACTATTTATGGAGTTTTAAATGCCTGATACCGGATCAAACATCATCATCGACATCACCGGAAATACAGCCAATATGGCAACAGATTTTGCCTCCACTGGATCTGGAATCACAAACGCACATGTCCCCGTCCAAAAAATTGCTTTTGGTGACTCTACAATCACAAAGAGAGTTAGTAGCAGCGATCCCCTTCCCATAACAATTCAATCGTATCAAACGAATGTTGGAGTGACGGGAGAGGTTGGTATCACTGGAATGATTGAAATCT